CTAAAAGGCAGGGATTTGGCACCCTACCTTTCAGAATTTGTATTTGACATGGTGGAACCAGGCACAAGGATTGTCTTAAAGTTCCCTCTTGGAGCGCATATATTTGATACCGAGGTCAGTGATATTAAAAGTAATCACAATATCGGAATCGACTGAATCTTCCAAGAGTACAGCAGGGACATTGGATATGTACCCATCAGATAGAAGCTGGGAAACTGCCTCAAGAGAATAGAACATATCATCACCATCAATAGGATTATAGGAAAATTCAAATTGGTTTGTCGATAGGTAATGAGAGTATGCCCTTGACAGCAGGTTAAATTCAGATGTACCCATAAATCATGCTCCTTTCTTAAATTACTCGGTGCCGCAAACACCTGTAATCAAAGTATAGGAGAAGCGCAACACAAAATCAATGATATTAAAAAATCCAACAAAACCAACAAAAAAGGCAGCAGTGGAATACCCACTGTTGCTTTTTATATGTCCAAAACCATCATGACATTAAAACTGTCTGGAATATGCCAAAGGGAGGGCAGATAGCTCCCATGTGTGGCTACAGTTAAAGCCAGAAAGGAACGGAAAAATGCAGCTTGAAGAATTATTGGGCGAGGAGCTTTACGCCAAGGTAAAGGCAAAAATTGACGAGAAGAACGCCAATGAGCCCGACAAACTAAAACACGTCAGGTACGCCGACCTGTCCGAGGGGGGATATGTCAGCAAGGCAAAGTATGACACAGACCTTGCCGAAAAGAAAAACCTTGAAGAACAGCTCAAGACATTAAACGGCACAATCAAGGAGCTTCAGGACAGCAACAAGGACAACACCCAGCTCCAGGACACCATTGCGCAGTTAAAAAAAGACCTTGCACAGAAGCAGACAGAGAACCAGAACATGGTCAAGACCTATGCGTTAAAGGAACAGCTCACAAAGGCTGGCGTGCTTGATGCCGACTACCTGATATACAGGCATGGCGGTATTGACAAATTCAACTTCGATAAGGACAACAACCCTATAGGCGTGGAGGATGCAATCAAGCCCTATAAGGCTGACACCACAATGGCGCATCTGTTCAAGACGGAGGAGAAAACCACACCCTACAGCCCGACAGGAGGCTCAGGAGGCAGTAATAAGAACCCGTTCGCAAAGGACACCTACAATATGACCGAACAGGCACAGCTGTTCAAGGCAAACCCCGAACAGGCCAGGGCGATGGCTGCGGCGGCAGGGGTTACAATTTAGAAAGAGAGGAAATAGAAAATGGCAATTACAAAGATTTCAGACGTAATCGTACCGGAGCTGTTCAACCCATACGTCATCAACAGGACAATGGAGCTTTCCGCATTCTTTAAGAGCGGGATAGTGGTCAACAGCCCAGAATTTGACCGCCTTGCAAGCGAGGCGGCGCGAACACACAATATGCCCTTCTTTGAGGACCTTCAGGGCGATTCGGAGGCGACGCTTGAGGATGTCAAGATGACACCGAACAAAATCGGCTCCAACAAGGACGTATCAACCACAATCCTGAGACAGAAGATGTGGGGAAGCACAAACCTTGCAGCGGCACTTGCAGGCGCCGACCCAGCCAAGGCTATAGGAGACCTTATAGCGGAATACTGGGCAAGGGATATGCAGAGGGAGCTTTTTGCAATACTTGAAGGCGTGTTCGGAACCTACACACCTGAAGGGGAGGGGGCAGCAGCAATCACGCCAATGAAGGACCATATCCTCGACCTGACATCAAGTAAGGGCGATGCACAGTATATCAGCGCATCAGCCTTCATAGATGCCAGCCAGCTCCTTGGCGATGCACAGGGACAGCTTACAGGCGTCGGAATGCATTCGGCGACAAAGGCATACTTGAAAAAGAGGAACCTTATCGAGACGGAGAGGGATTCGACAGACGTTGAATTTGAAACATACCAGGGAAAGAGGGTAACTGTAGATGACGGATGCCCTGTTGCCGACGGCGTGTACACAACCTATTTGTTCGGAGCTGGAGCAATTGCATACGGCAACGGAAGCCCAGTCGGACACGTTCCTACAGAGACGGACAGGGACAAGCAGACAGGCGGCGGTATTGACTACATCATCAACCGCAAGGCATTCATCTTACACCCACGCGGAATCGCATACACAGGCAAGGTAAGGGCGAACGTGGAGACACCACTACGAAGCGAGCTTAAAATGGCGCAGAACTGGAACCCTGTATACGAGCCAAAGCAGCTCCGCATTGTCGCAATCAGGCACAAGCTTGGATAGGAGGCTCTTATGGAGGCACTTTATACCCTAAAGGTTATGCTCGGCATTGATACCGCCCAAAATGATGAGGCAACTGATGCAAAGCTGGGATTTGTACTGGACAACGTCATGGAGATAGTCAGGAATTACTGCAACATAGACGAGATACCAAAAGGGCTGGAGAATACAGTGGTGAGGATGGCTGTTGACCTGTACAGGAATGAGCGCCCTGGAGAGACTGACGTGCCGCAGGGAGTCAAATCGGTCACCACAGGCGATACCAGCACCAGCTTTGGCATTACAGAGACAGAAGGATATGCCGAGTCGCTGTTGAGGGATTACAAGGCACAGCTCAACCGATACAGAAGGGTGGTATTCCAGTGACGGATTTCAAGAGCGTATTTGAAGCCCACAGGGCAGCAGTAGAGATGACCTATACAGACATATGCTCCATAAGCGGATATGTGTCTGTAAAGGATGAGGAAACGGGGATAACGTCAAAGGTGGAAAAGAACATTTCAGACGGCATCCCCTGCCGCCTGTCATATGAAAAGACCGATACGGCAAACCAGCAGACGGGGGCTGCGGAGAGGACGCTTGTAACAAAGCTCTTCCTGGCACCCGAAACGGAAGTCAAGGCGGGAAGCAAGATAACCATTACCAGCAACGGCGTTACCAGGGCATATTGTATGTCAGGCGAGCCTGCAATATATGCGGACCATCAGGAGGTAATGCTGCAGATGTTTGAAAGGTGGGCATAATATGTCAAATACAGATTTCAGCGGGCTTACAGATTTCAGGGACAAGATAGCCGCCCTGGGTGACGGCAGGTGTGAGAAGTTCTGCGACGATTGCAACAAGGAGCTGGCGGCAATGCTGCTTGCCAAGGCGGTAAAGAAGACACCTGTGGGGGTAAAGCCTGAAATCACAAGCGACACCCAAAATGAGATATGGGAGGGCTATACGGGAGGAACGCTCAGAAGGGGCTGGACGACGGGGGAAATATCACGCATGGGAAATAAACACACCATTGACGTGATAAACCAGGTGCCATACGCCTCTTACGTGGAATACGGACACACCCAACAGCCAGGCCGATACGTGCCAGCCTTGAACAAAAAATTAAAAAAAGGCTGGGTTAAAGGACAATTCATGATGACAAATTCAGTAAAGGAGCTGCAGCCAAAGGCACAGGGCATTGTCGACAGAAAACTGAATGAATTTCTACAGGAGGAACTGAAATAATGCAGAATGACATCCTAAAGGGCATAACCAGGGAACTGGACAGGGAATTTGGCTACCCGGTATATACCGATGACGTAGAGCAGGGGCTTGACGTTCCCTGCTTCCTTGTCACTGACCTGACAAGCACTGACGAACATATAGTGATGAACAGGCATAAGAGGAGCTACCACTTCATGATACAGTACTTCCCAGAGAGCCAGGATTACAGGACGGAATGTGCCGATGCCGCCGACAGGCTGTTTGAATGCCTCGAATACATCACCGCAGCTGGATATCCCACAAGGGGTTCGGACATGAGCGGAAATGTCACAGACGGAGTACTCAATTTTGAAGCCACATACGAGATGCAGGTGTTCAGAATCAGGAGGACGGACGAAGAGCCTATGGAGAACATGGACATCAGCCAAAAATTAAAGGAGTGAGAATATGGACAATGAAATGGAAAACGTGGATACAGTAAAAAATCAGAACAGCTATACGAAATCGCAGATTGCGGCATCGAAGCGCTACAAGGATGACGTAGACATCGTAAACGCACTGCTGAAGGACGGGATGCTGTACACGATTGAAGAGACAGACGGCATTATTAATGATTTTAAGAAAGGCAGGGTGAAATAAATGGCATTAGGCGGCGGAACATGGACCAGCCAGAACAAAATATTGCCTGGCGCATATATCAATTACGTGTCAGCCCAGAGGACGGGGATTGACCTTTCAGACAGGGGCGTGTGCGCGCTCCCGCTGGAATTGAACTGGGGGGCAGACGGGCAGGTGTTTGAGGTGGATGCACAAGACCTTGAGAGGACGTTCATGGAGGTGTTCGGATATTCGGAAGACGCCACCGAAGTCCTTCCGATAAGGGAGGTGTTCAGGTATGCGTCAAAGGTATACTTCTACAGGCTCAACAGCGGACAGAAGGCATCATGCGCGCTTTCGGAGGCAAAATACAGCGGCACCAGGGGGAACGACATCAGGCATATTGTGAGTGCGAATATTGACGAAGAGGACAAATATGATGTTGCCACATATGTCGGCACGACGAAAGTGGATTCCCAGACAGTGGCTGCGGCAGCAGAGCTGGCGGACAACGATTATGTAATATTCAAGAAGGATGCGGAGCTTGGACAGAGCGCGGGCATCCCGCTAGAAGGCGGCACAAACGGAGAGGTTACGGGCAACAGCCACCAGGAGGCGTTGAGCGCTCTTGAGGCTTATGCATTCAACGTGCTTGGATGCATGAGTTCCGACGATTCAACCAAGGCGGTGTATGCCGAATACTGCAGAAGGATGCGTGACAAGGTCGGCGCCAAATTCATAGTGGTAATACAGGGATACGCCCATGACTACATCGGGACAATCAACCTGAAGAACACTGTATCTGATGAAGGCGCGCCAGAATATGCCTTAGTACCCTGGCTTGTCGGTGCCGAGGCGGGATGCGCGGTCAACAAGACCTGCGAGAACATGACCTATGACGGCGAATACACAGTCAATGCGGATTACACGCAGTCACAGTTAGAGACGGCAATCAAATCAGGGGAGCTGGCGTTCCACAAGGTGGGAAGCTCCATAAAGGTGCTTTCGGACATCAACTCATACGTGACAGTGACGGACGAGATGAACGATGACTTCCAGCTGAACCAGGTAATCAGGGTGCTTGACCAGATAGCGACAGACATCGCTTCGGCGTTCAACCAGTATTATCTTGGAAAGGTGCAGAACAACGAGGATGGAAGGATATCATTCTGGAACACCTGCGTAGACCTGCACAAGGAATTGCAGGACCTTGGGGCAATCGAGGACTTTGATTCAGGCGACATCACAGTATCCAAGGGTACTGGGAAACGAGATATAGTGGAATACGAGTCCGTCAAGCCAGTATGCGCAATGAGCAAACTGTACATGACGATAGAGGTATCATAGGAAGGAGTGACGGATAATGGGTGATACGACGACAATGAGGGCGAGGGATGCGGTCAGCTCAAAGCTGGCAACCGCATACGTTACGATAGAGGGGGAGAGATACCTTCTGTTCCAGGCGAAATCCTTTGAGGCGAGCTTCAAAAAGACCAAAAAGACGGTGGATATCCTTGGAAGGACATCACAGGGCAACAAGGCGAGCGGATGGAGCGGGACGTTCAAGCTCACGATATACCACAACACAGAGATATTCAACGATATGTTTGAAAAATACAAGAACACAGGCGAGGACATCTATTTCGACATACAGGTGACAAACGAGGACGGCACGAGCGCAGCAGGCAGGAACACCAAGATATACAAGGACTGCAACCTTGACGATGGCGGGCTGCAGAAATTTGATGCGGCGGGCGACGTACTCGAACAGGACTTGAACGGAACCTTTGAGGACTTTGAAAGCCCTGAGAAGTATGCGGAACTTGATGGAATGCGATAGGAGGATATTATGGGCGGACTAAACGCTTTTTTGAAGAAGAACAAAACCAAGACCGCAAATGTGAAGTATGCGGCATCACAATCATTCCTGGACGAGGACGGAAAGCCATTGGAATGGGAGATAAGGGCAATGAAGACCAGGGAGGCTGAGGATATAAGGTCGCAGTGCAACGAGATACTAAAAGGCGGCAAAGTCAAGACCGACAATGCCAGATTCAACCGCATGATGGCGGCTGCCTGCACAGTGTACCCAAACCTCAACGATTCGGAACTCCAGGACTCATACGGAGTGATGGGTGCTGAAAACCTTATTACGGAAATGCTTGACATGGACGGGGAGTACCAAAAGTATGTCCAGAAGTGCCTGGAGGTGTCAGGCTACAACAAGACCGATGCGGAGCTGGTGGTTGAGGCAAAAAACTGATAGATGGCAATGATGCCGAGGCGGTCTATGCGCATTATTGCCTGCACAAGCTCCATATGCTTCCAAGCCAGTTCCTAGGGCTTGACCGCAGGGAGAGGGCGTTCGTAATAGCCTCAATAGACATAAAGGTAGAGAATGACAAAAAGGAAGCGGAGAAGGCAAAATCAATTGGCAGGAGGTAGCAAATGGCGGGAATTAATACAAGCGTGTCGGTTACCGACCAACTAAGCCCTGTATTCCAGACGATGACGGCAAGCATCAACGCCTGTATAGGGACATTTATAGAAATGCAGGATGCGGCAGACAGGGGGCTTTCCACCACGCAGGTGGAGAGCCTGAACGCCTGCCTTGCTGATATGAATGCGGCTGTAATGGAATACAGCGAGAGCCTTGAGGGGGTTGACAAGGAACAGCGTGCTATAAATGACGATATAGCGAAGGCAGACCAGGAACAGCGCGCCCTGAATGACAGCATAGAAAAGGGCAGCAACAGCGTGGCGGCCTTTGCTGGAAAGATTGCAGGCATTGCCGCATCATATGTAGGTATTAATAAGACTATTTCGTTCATGAATGACAGCATGGAGGCATTCAACACCCAGCTCAACGCTGAGACACAGCTGACATCCGTATTAAAGAACTCGCTTGATTTCAGCGTAGATGTGGACACGTCGGCAGTCGACCAGCTTTCTGACGCCTTTGACAGCATCAAGGATAAGGCTTCCGAGATACAGTCAAACGGAATATATGGGGATGAGGCGATGATTGGCGCAGCGGGTGAGTTTGCAACCTATTTCAGCGACACCGATGCCATAGAGTCCATGATGGACACGCTGGCAGACTATACAATGGGTATGACAGGAGGCGGAGAGGTCGGCGAAGAGGAAATGGTGAATTACGCAACAAACCTCGGAAAGATAATGACAGGCTCATATGATGCAATGACCAAAAAAGGCTTTGAGTTCACAGACCAGCAGAAGGCGATTATAGAGGGTACCGCCACAGAGGCGGAGGTAGCCGCAACGCTCGGCGAGGAATATGTCGGCATGAGTTCGGATATGCAGGCAGCGGCGGCAATCAACCAGGTAATAGCAGAAAGCTGGGACGGATTGTACGAAACAATGTCAAACACCCCCGAAGGCGAGATTATACAGATGAAAAACGCATGGGGCGACATGAAGGAGGTTGTAGGGCAGCAGGTTTATCCGGCAGTCCTGCAGTTTGTCAAAGTGTTCAATGACAACCAGGCGACAATCAGCAATGTGCTTGCGGGTGTTGCGAACGGATTTTCAGCGGTAATGAACGTCGCAAGCATTGTTGTAAGCTACCTTGTGCAGGGCGCTGGATGGATAGCTGACAACTGGTCGATGATAGAGCCTGTGATAGTGGCGGTTACTGTAGCGCTGGGTGCATACGTGGGAGCATTGGCTGTATACAACACAGTACAGGCGGTGTCAAATGGCTTAAAGACATTGGGAGCAATAGCGGCTGTCGCACATGGTACGGCAACGGCGGCAGAGGCAGCAGCGACAACAGGAATGACAGCATCACAGGTTGCGTTCAACGCCGCATTATACGCCTGCCCCATCACATGGATACTGGCGGCAATAATAGCGATAATAGCGGCCATATACCTTGTCGTGGCGGCAATCAACAAGTTCCAAGGAACATCCATAAGCGCAACGGGCATAATCGGTGCCGCATTTGCCGTTGCGGGGGCGTATACACTCAATACATTTGTTGTGCCATTGCAAAATGGTCTCGCAATGGTGGCAAATTTCCTTGGGAACGTATTCACAAACCCTATTGCATCAGTGAAGATACTGTTTTATGACATGGCGCTGACTGTATTGGGATATATAACCAACATGGCATCAGCAATAGAGACGCTCCTGAACAAGATACCCGGGGTGTCGGTGGATATCACAAGCGGGCTTGACAGCTTCTACAGCAGCCTTGAAGCCGCCCAACAGGAAGTCAAGGATGAATCAGGCTGGGTGGAATATGTATCAAAAATGGATTATGTGTCATATGAAAGCGCCGCACAGGCAGGGTATGACACAGGCTCTTCTATAGAGTCATCCGTTTCAGACTTTTTTGACACAAGCAGCCTGACCGACATACTGCCCGACAGCATTGCGGCGGGGCTGGGAGACTTCAACGAGACAGCGGCAATAACAGCCGAAAACACGGGCGACATGGCAGACTCCCTGGAGACATCGGAGGACAGCATGGAATGGATGAAGGATATAGCCGAAAGGGAGATTATAGACAGGACTGTATTCCGCGACATCAAGGTGGACATGGGCGGAGTCAACAACACTGTCAACAATATGCAGGATTTGGACAGCATAGGGCAGTACCTGGCAAACTCCATTGAGGAGCAGATGGCGGTGAGCGCCGAAGGGGCATGATATGGCATATGATTTATACATGGACGGCGTGAGGTATCCCGTCACGCCCTCCAAAGTGTCAATAAAGACAGGGAACAACAACAAGACAATAAACCTCATCAATGAGGGAGAGGTGAATGTCACAAAGTCGGCGGGGCTGATGGATATATCCTTTGACCTGTTGCTGCCGAACAGCAAGTACCCGTTTGCGGTTTATACGGACGGGTACCAGAATGCGGGATACTACATCGGCCTGTTGCAGGAGCTGAAACAGAACCAGAAAAAATTCCAATTCATATTAAGCAGGAGTACCCCCACAGGGAACAACCTGCACAACACCAACATAACAGTAACAATGGAGGATTTGACCATCGCCGACGACACCAAGGAAGGCATGGATGCAAAGGCGACAGTCAAGCTCAAGGAATGGCGAGAATATGGGACCAAGACTGTTAAATTGAATACATCATCGAATACAGTGACCATTACAGAAGAACGGGCGGAGTCATCGGATGCCCCGACTGGAGGCACGACGTATACAGTCCAGAAAGGCGACAGCCTCTGGAAGATAGCAAAGCAGTTTTACGGGGACGGCTCACAATATACAAAGATTTACAACGCCAATACAGGCACATTGTCAGACCCGAACAAAATATATACAGGACAGGTTCTGGCAATACCCTCATAACATCATAAGGAGGTACGCATGGAAGCCCTATTATACATACAGAATGGGAACACTGTATACCAGCCAGCGGTGAAGGACGGCATGAAATGGACGACCGAACGCAAGGGTACGCCGGGGAAGCTGACGTTTTCAGTGGCAAATGACAGCAGGCTCAGCATAGAGGAAGGAAACGCCGTCAAGCTCATCATAGACGGGAGGAACTGCTTCTTCGGATACATATTCAAAAAACAGAGGAATGACTACAACGAGGTGTCAATCACCTGCTATGACCAGCTGAGGTATTTTAAGAACAAAGACACATACAGCTATGTCGGCAGGAAGGCAAGCGAGCTTATCAAGATGATATGCGACGATTTCTACCTCAATGTGGGAAACATTGAGGATACAGGATACGTCATACCGCAAAAAGTCATGTCAAACAAAACGCTGTTCGACATAATCCAGGATGCGCTTGACACTACAATGACCAACACCAACAACCTCTACGTGCTGTATGACGACTTCGGCGCCATATCATTACAGAACATATCAACGATGAAGATACCCCTGCTGATTGATGCGGATACGGGGCAGAGCTTTGAGTACACCAGCAGTATAGACGACCAGACATACAACCAGGTCAAACTCACATATGACAACAGCTCCACAGGGAAGAGGGAGATATACCTTACCAAGGACAGCTCACACATTAATGAATGGGGCGTGCTGCAGTATTTTGACGAGCTGGAGGAAGGGGAGAACGGCCAGCAGAAGGCATCAACCCTTTTGGAGTATTACAACCAGAAGACAAGGAAGCTGAGCATATCGGGAGCCTTCGGTGATATAAGGGTACACGCTGGCACGTCGGTACTGGTAAGGATGGAGTTTGACGATATAGGGGTTAACAACTTCATGGTGGTGGATTCCGTCACCCACAATTTCAATAATGGACTGCACACAATGGACCTACAGCTCCAAGGCGGCACGTTCATAGCTTAGGAGGGCGCAATGAATTTAAACGAGGTAATTAAGAAGACCGCAATGGAGGCGGTCAAGGCAGGCGAGCCATCCGACATAGTATATGGTACGGTGGTATCCGCCAATCCTGTAAGCATACAGATTGACCAAAAACTGACACTTTCAAAGGAGTTTGTAACACTCACCAGCAATGTCAAGGACCATGAGGTAGAGGTAAGCGTGGAGGGCGGCACCACGCAGAAAATGAAGGTTTTCAACGGATTGAACCAGGGCGACGGCGTGATAATGCTTAAAAGCCAGGGCGGCCAGAAATACATCGTCATTGACAAGATTATCAAGGAAGGGTGACATTAAATGATTCCACAGACAGGAAGCGACCTGATGCCGGGCGTGACGTACGAGACACAGCCGTCATATACGTACATGATGAACCTGGAGGATGAAAAGGTGGTCGGCAACACACAGGGCAGGTCGGCAATGGAGCAGGCAATACACAAAATCCTAAGCACTGAAAGGTACAGGACGCCAATATACAGTTGGAATTACGGGGTTGAATTTGACAGCCTCATAGGAAAGCCGATGTCATACTGCATACCCGAGATTGAAAGGCGCATCAAGGAGGCGCTGCTTCAGGATGACCGCATAAGCAGCGTGGGCGACTTTGAATTTTCAAAGACGGGAAAGGGGACAATAAAGGTCACATTCAAGTGTGAGACGACGGAAGGCAATGTAGAAACAGTGAAAGAGGTGAGCATATAGATGTTTGAAGACAGGACTTACGACAGCCTCCTGCAGGAGAAGCTCGACACAGTGGACGGCAGGTATGACAAAAGGGAGGGTTCGATAATATATGACGCGCTGGCACCAAACAGTGCCGAGGACGCACAGGTATACATCACCCTTGCCTGGATGTACAGCCAACAGTCGGGCGAGACCGCATCAAGGGAGAACCTTATAAAAATAGCGTTGGACACAAGGGGGATATCGCCTTATGGGGCTACATACGCACAGCTTAAAGGGGTGTTCAACATCCCTGTAGAGATAGGCGAGAGGTTTTCAATTGACGAATACAACTACGCTGTAACGGAACTGTTGGACAGTGACGATAACACGTACATACTGCAATGCGAGACTGCGGGTACCGACGGCAATAAACGCCTTGGCACACTGATTCCCATAAACTATATAGCGGGGCTTACGAGTGCTGAACTGACGGAGGTGCTGGTATATGCAAGGGATGAGGAGGACACCGAGGCATTCAGACAGCGGTGGCGCGAGTCATTCAATACAAAGTCGTTCGGCGGCAACAAGGCTGATTACATAGAGAAGATAACGGCAATAAACGGAGTCGGCGGGGTAAAGGTTGAACGCTGCACAAATGCAGCGGGCGAAATGCAGGGGGGTCATGTAAGGTGTACAATTATATCCTCCAACTACGGCGCACCCAGCAGTGAGCTTGTGGAACGGGTGCAGACTGTAATCGACCCAGAGGTAAACCAGGGCGAGGGTGACGGGCTTGCGCCAATCGGAGCGGTTGTCACAATATGCCCTGTAAACGAGTTCACAATTGACATTGAAACATCAATCACCTATGAGGACGGGTACGGCTACGAAGACATCAAGAGCCTTATAGAGGCAGCAGTTGACAAATACTTCAAATCCCTGTCTGAAACATGGTCATCGTCAAGCAGCGGTCTGGTTGTAAGGATATCAATGCTTGAAAGCTCGCTATTGTCA